TCAGGCCCAGTGCGGGCTGGTTATCAAGGCGGAGACGCAAGCGCACAACAACCTTTAACTCCTACCACTATTAATTCAGGAACCGTAATTTCGGTCGATGAGGGAACAGCAGCTTCTGGCTTCTATGCCCGTGTAATGCCAACCACAGGTTTTGGTTCAAGCGATTACACAGTTCCTGGCGAAGCTTTTTCTGTATTTGGACGTGTCCAGTGTGGCGCTCCTTTCGCTGTAGCTCCTTCTACTACCTTCAACCACATGGCTGGAACAGTAGGTGAGTTTGCAGTTATTGGTACATACGCTAACTTTGGTTTAATGGCTGGTGTACTAGGTACTATTAACACCAATACTCTATCAGGCGATGCTGCTGTTATGGCATTTATGGACGGCGATTCTGGTGTAACCACTGCTCGTTGCGCTTTTGGTGTTGCAATGGCTCAAACTACTGCTGGTTCTGGTTTTGAATATGGTATTGACTTAAAGATGCAAGACCCTGTACTTGATGCTGGTGGTCCTTCTGGCGTTAAAGCATACACCAAAGCTAATATCCGTATGGAAGATGACGTTGTAGTTATGGTTAATACAGGCGCTCCTGTTGACGGCACAACCGGCGACAACTTTGCTGGTCCTGGTTCTATGTACATTGATAGCACAGGTGCAAACCTTTATCTTCAAACAGGCTTAATTACAAGTCCAGTTTGGAAGTTGGTTACCAGAGCTGCTTAATGTTGACTCATAAAGACCCAGAAGTTCAGGTAATGCTTGGGCTTCTGGAGAGTCAAAGAGACCATGCAATGAGCGCAGTAGCGATTTTGACAAAAGAAAATTCGGATTTAAAAATTCGTATTACTATTTTGGAAAACGTACCTGAGCCAAACAAACAGGAGTAATTATGGGTATGCAATATGATGTAAAGTCAACGGCTATTGCTGCATCGGCTACTGATACAGCTGTATTTGCTGGACCAGCACGCATAAAGGGCATGGTTGTTGGTATTCCTACCGCTGGTGGCACTTTAATTTTACGTAATGGTGCTGCTGGCACGGTTGCTTTTTCTCTTGTAATCCCTGCAAGCTCAGGTGGTGCAAGTACTGTTGTTATTCCTGGCGAAGGTATTCGCTGTGATAACGGTATTTACGCTACTACCCCAGCTAACATGACGGTTACAGTGTTTTATGGCTAAGTCGCCAGCTTGGACTCGCAAAGAAGGTAAGTCAGAATCTGGAGGCTTGAACGCCAAAGGACGGGCTTCCTACAATGCAGCTAACCCAGGGAAACCTGGGCTTAAGCGTCCTCAACCAGAGGGTGGCTCACGCCGTGATTCTTTCTGCGCCCGCATGAAGGGCATGAAGAATAAGTTAACTTCAGCTAAGACAGCTAATGATCCAGACTCACGCATTAATAAGTCTTTACGGGCTTGGAATTGCAAAGAAGGCGGGGCTATTCGTGGTGGTGGATGCGAAGTCCGTGGCAAGACTAAAGGGAAGATGGTCTGATGGAAATGATGTTATGGAACTTAGTCCTTACGACATTGGTTGGTATGCTGGCTTTCTTTTTAAAAGAAAAATCATCAGAGTTAAACCGTATTCAGATTTTGTTAAACAGAACCCGTGAAGAAATTGCCAAGGAATATGTTACCAAAGCTGATGTGCATAACGACATCAACCGCGTGCTAGATAGAATTGACCGTATGGAAGCTAAGTTAGACGACTTTATAAGGGATCAACGAAGTGCCATCAACTAGTAAAAAACAAGCAGATTTCATGCGCGCTGTGGCACACTCGCCAAAGTTCGCCAAACAAGTTAAAGTACCACAATCAGTGGGAGAGGATTTCATGAAAGCAGATAAAAAAGCTAAACGTTTTGCCGAAGGTGGCGTTACAAGCGCGTTTAACCAGCCGCAAGCTCAGCAACTAAACCAGCAACCTCCAGTTGGAGATGTGCGTATGTCTCGCCCTGTTAATGAGCAGACATCACAAGTTCCTGCTGTGAACATTGTTTCAACTCCAGGTCAGCAAGACTCAAATTCATCATACGGCACCGCTCCAACAAACTTTGGTTTAGGTATGAAGCGTGGCGGTAAAGTAAAAGCCAAGGCTTATAAAGCTGGCGGAGCAGTAAAATCAACCGCATCACGTCGTGGTGACGGCATTGCAACCAAAGGTAAAACACGCGGAAGGATTGTTTAATCATGAAACACTCAGACGTTAAGATGGACAAAAAAGTTGTGAAGAAGGCTGTCAAAATGCACGATGACCAGCTTCATGGCGGTAAAAAAACTAACCTAACCAAGCTTAAATCAGGCGGTTCTATTGATGGTTGCGCAGTTCGCGGTAAGACTAGAGCAACTATGGTTAAGATGAAAAAAGGCGGGGCTTGCTAATGAAAAAATATGCTGAAGGTGGAAAGTTGCCACAAGATTTAGTTGATGAAATCGCCCGCAAAGAAAACGAGGAAGACCGTGATTTAGTTATGGCTCCAGTTCGTGCAGGTGTTAAAGCTGGCAAAGCGGTTGCTGAAAAACTTAAAAAAGATTTGACTGGTGGCGCATTTACCGGGTCGCGTTTAAATATGCCGTCTAATACTCGTTTGGGAAAACTAAGCGCTGCTGATACACGCCTGTTAAACAGAGAAGATGAGAGAAAGAAAAACTCTTACGAAACTGAAAAAGAGTCTGATTATGGCTTTAAAAAAGGTGGGTCAGTTAAGTCTTCAGCTTCTAAACGTGCAGATGGTTGTGCTGTTAAAGGCAAAACAAAAGGCAGAATGGTATGAGACCCTCTCGTGGTATGGGCGCTATAGCCCCTTCTAAGATGCCTTCAGGCAAGAGGAAGGCTAGACGTGATGATACTGACTTTACGCAGTATGCTGAAGGTGGTGCCGTTAATGGTCTATATGCCAACATCCATGCGAAGAAAAAACGCATAGCCGCTGGTTCTGGTGAGAAAATGAGAAAGCCAGGAACTAAAGGCGCCCCTACAGCCGAAGCATTTAAGAAGTCAGCAAGGACAGCTAAATGACAACAAGCGGAACAAGTTCGTTCAACCTAGACCTTAATAACCTCATAGAAGAGGCTTTTGAGAGATGCGGTACAGAGTTACGTTCAGGCTACGATATGCGTACAGCGCGTCGTTCATTGAACCTGTTAACCATTGAATGGGCTAACCGTGGCATTAATCTATGGACTGTTGAGCAAGGATCATTCCCTGTTTATCAGAACAAGATTACTTATGACCTTCCTGTAGATACCATTGACCTTCTTGACCATGTTATTCGTACCGGCACAGGCCCTAATCAGACCGACATTAACATCAGCCGTATTAGTGAGTCTACTTACTCAACCATCCCAAATAAACTTGCTACAGGCCGTCCTATTCAAATTTGGGTCAATCGTCAGTCTGGAGCTAAATATCCTGCTGGTGGACGTCCAAATGGCACAGATGCTACAACAGGCGTAGACAGCCCACAGATAAACCTCTGGCCTTCACCAGACCAAGGAACCTTGGCTGCACCGTACTATACATTCGTTTATTGGCGTTTAAGACGTATTCAGGACGCTGGTAATGGTCTTAATACACAAGATATCCCATTCAGATTCCTGCCATGTATGGTTGCTGGATTGGCGTATTACTTGTCACTAAAGATTCCAGAGGCAACAAGCCGTATTGAAATGTTGAAGATGTCTTACGAAGAGCAGTGGGCAATGGCGTCTACTGAAGACCGTGAGAAAGCATCAGTAAGATTTGTACCAAGGGCTAACTTCTATGCCTAATAAGTTTGCATCCGGTAAGTTTGCAATTGCTGAGTGCGACAGATGTGGGCAACGCTATAAGCTAAAACAGCTCAGAAAACTAGTAATTAAGCAACAGCAAGTTAGTATCAAAGTTTGCCCAGAGTGTTGGGAACCTGATCAGCCGCAGTTATCACTTGGTTTATACCCAGTAAATGACCCTCAAGCTGTTCGAGAGCCGCGCCCTGACGTAAGCTATTTACAGTCTGGTTTGAATGGTTTGCAGTTAACAGATACTGTAGGTCCAAGTGTTAATGCCACTGGAGATCCATCTGGTGGTAGTAGAGTATTTCAGTGGGGCTGGAATCCTGTAGGTGGTGCTAGAGGATTTGATACACCTTTAACACCAAATGACTTGATTGCATCAGGACAAGTCGGTATAGTCACAGTAACAATTACTTAGGAGTAAATCATGGGATTTAAACGCGCAGCCGATGGTATTGCAAAAAAAGGCAAGACAGACGGTACAAACTTGGGCAATGACGGCCCAACAGTAGCAGCTTTAAAAGGCAAAGGCACAAAAACTTCAGGTGGCGGTAAACGCAACATTGACATGAAGACTATGGGTCGTGGCTTAGCTAAAGTTGCCGCTCAAAAGAGAGGTTAATCATGGCTTACAGTATGAAAAAAGGCGGTAAAGAAGTAGGCCCAGCTTCTGTATATGCTGAGCCACATACTATGGATGGTAAAAAGATGAATAACGCTAAAGATGCGGTGGTTAAACCTGGTAACGGCATTGACAAAGTTAACATGTCTGTTGGTGGCTATAGCAAAGGTAACTGCGAGCCTATTAACAAGAACGGCGAAATCAAGATTCGTGGTACAGGCGCAGCAACCAAAGGCACTAAAGCTAGAGGGCCGATGGCTTAATGAATTACACACAGCTCACATCAGCCATTAAAGGTTATGCGGAGAACGACTTTCCAGCTACGGCTGGATCGTTTACATCTGCTGACCAGATATCTACTTTTGTTGAAAATGCTGAAGAACGTATTTATAACTCAGTACAGTTACCTGCTCTTCGTAAGAACGTAACAGG